CTATTTTCCAAAGGAAGTATGATTGGACTATCCGAAAAACTGTTACACCAGTTTGTAGAATATATGGCAAATCGAAGAATGAAGGCAATCGGCCTTACACCACAATACGACCAAAAAACAAATCCACTTCCGTGGGTAGACCATTGGCTGAATTCAAAGGGTACACAAAACGCACCACAAGAAACAGAGATTGAATCATATGTAATTGGTGGTATCAAACAAGATGTTAAGAAGGACCAATTTAAGAAATTTAAACTATAATGGCAGAAAAACGACAAAAGACCTGTACTTCCTGTGAAACTAAATATAATATAGTTTGGGACATTGAAGAGCAAGATTTAGAACCTCTTACTTGTCCTTTCTGTGGATATGAGGTAGAAGATGAAGACGAAACCGAAGAAGTCTGGTCAAATGACGACAGTAACGAAGACGATAATTGGAATTGATTATAGTTTAACAAGTCCTGCTATCTGTGTAAATATAGATGGTGACGCAGGCTTAATGTTTTATTATTTGACTTCTAAAAAGAAGTATATCGGAATGATGAGTGAGGAGATTGTAGGTTATGAACATAAAGAATGGAAAGACCCGATTGAAAGATTTAAATATATATCTGACTTTGCATTGGATATTATTTCTCCACTCATTAACCCTTTGGTATATATTGAGGGTTACTCCTTTGGTTCAAAAGGTCAAGGCATATTTCAAATTGCCGAAAACTGTGGAATCCTCAAGTACAGATTACAAGAAGAACAAATCCCTTATGATACAGTTGTCCCGAGTGTGGTTAAAAAAGGCGCTACGGGAAAAGGAAATGCGGACAAAGAAATGATGTATAACGCATTTGTAGCTGAAACAAATATTGACCTAAAGTCTATTTTAGAAACAGACAAAGTTGGTAATCCTGTATCTGATATAGCAGATAGTTATTTTATACAAAAAGTTGGTTATGAGAATAGTATTAAGAGCACAAAAACATCCTGATAGTTTATACGGCACAATAGATGAATTTGATTTAACAGAAATCAAATGTATGCCAAATGATGATTGGTTGAAACAAAGAATGGACGAGTTTGATTATTGGACTTCTTTTGAAAACCATGGCATGATTTATCCTATTACTGTATCACCACACACCGAAGATTGGGTACAAGGTATCATTAAACAAACTGTAAACGGCAAATACAAAAAACCTCAACACATAAAAGCAAATGGTGAAGTTAGACCTGGTCTATATGTTCAGACAGGTAACAAAAGAGTTTTTTGGGCTAGAGAAAAAGGTTACACACACATAGAAGGATATCTAGTAACTAACAAAGAAATAAAATCAAAAATAAGAAGTGACTTACACATACCACACGATAAGGCACCGAGATGATTAATATACCAGATACAATAATGACAACTGATGGTTACACGCCACATAAATTTATTAATGGCTTTGTAGAACATTGGGAAGATTTAAGAGATGAGTGGCCAGTTGCAAGTTTATTTAAAGAGGAAGGCCATATTAAACCTAGAAATCATAATCAAAGACCACATTTAAGAATGTTTATGTGTTATTCTCCTTGGCCTGATAGTCCATACTTTGACAAATACAAAATACATAGATACCAATTATCTGAAACATGGGATTATTTTGTAGATAAAATTTTTAGTAGTAAAGAGTATTCAGATTGGATAAAAGAAACATTAGAAATACCTGGTAATAATTTTAAATATAGATTTGATTGGCATTTAACAAAATGGGGACAAGATGTATCACCTCATGTTGATAGTATAAGTAAATTAGGTAGTCATTTAATATATTTTATGCCAGAAGGTTGGAATGATAAATGTGGTGGTCAAACTGTATTCTATAAAGGTAAACTTGTTGAACAAATGAATCCAGAGCCTGAAGATTTTGCTCATAAACAACAATATAGAAATGATGGTAACACATCATTGTTATTTAAAAATACTGAAAATGGCTGGCACGGTGTAACTGAAGTTAATACAGAATTGAATAGACAAATATTTAATGTGGTAATTTTAAAGAATGAATAAAGATAGGAGATAATATGAAAGATATAAAAGGCTGGCAATTGCCTGAATGGGATAACCATTACGAAAAAATGTTAAAAGAATTTGATGGTAAGTGGGAATATCAAAAACCACAAAGAGATTACTCATTAAGTTTTGTTAAAAATTGGAATGTGGCACTAGACATAGGTGGTAACATTGGCTTTTGGTCACAAGATTTATGTAGAAAGTTTAAATCTGTATGGGCATTTGAACCACATCCAGAAAATGTGGCTTGTTATAGAGAAAACATGAAAGACTTTTCAAATTGGCATTTAGAAGAAGTCGCATTATCAGACCATCAGGAAGAAAACGCCACATTGTTTGCAAGTCCAGATGAAAGTGGTAATGTAAGTTTAAATTCTCATGGTGTAACACACGGCAATTCTAAAAGAATAATTGAAGATGATAAGTTAAACACAACTTATACAGATGTTAAAATGTTAGATGATTATATTGCAGAGTTTGAAGGTAAAAATATTGATTTTATTAAAGTTGATTGCCAAGAACATGAGAGAGAAATAATGAATGGTGGTCTAAAGTTATTAGAAAACCATAATGCAGTTGTAGTATTAGAACTGCCTTGTAGAAATCCAAAAGAACAAAGTTACCATGATGAAATTGTAAAAATTTTAGCCGGTATCGGATATCAAAGGCGAGGTAATAATAAAAAAGAAACAGTATTTACAAAATGGAGTGATTAGATGTGTGCTATACACGGCATATTTAAAAAAGATGTAAGTATGGTTATGAATATGGTGGCAAAGTCACACCATAGAGGACCAGACGGCCGTGGAACTTGGCATGATGAGTTTGTAACTCTAGGCCACAATCTATTATCTATTGTAGATGAACCTACAGAATCAATACAACCTTGGAATCATAACAATTTAATCGTAGTATTTAATGGTGAAATCTATAACTACAAAGAACTAGGCGCAGAGTTTGAATTAACTACCAATACAGATACCGAAGTCATTGCAAGAGGTGTTGAAAAATATGGTGACGCCTTTTTAGATAAACTAGATGGAATGTTTGGTCTTGCAATCTATTTTAAAAGAGAAAAACAATTACTATTAGCTAGAGATTCAAATGGCACAAAACCAGTTTATTATGGTTTTGATAAAGAGTTTAACATTTGTTTTTCATCCGAAATCAAAGCATTATTAGAAATAGGTTTTGAAAGAAAGTTATGTAAACCAGCATTTGCACATTATCAAAAAGCAGGTTATAATTCAGGTTACCTAACTCTATTTGAAGGCATACAGAAACTAGTACCAGGTGAAGTTAGAACTTATGATGTAATTGAAAGTAATGTAATTAATCAAAGAAACTTAAATAATTACAAATACACATATCATCACACACACGAAATAAGAGATAGAGTAAATCAGGCTGTAGAACAAACCTTAATGGGTAGAAGAAACATTGGTTTATTTTTATCTGGTGGTATTGATAGCACATCCATACTTTATGAGATGAAAGAGTTGGGGGTAAAACCAAATACCTTTACCTCTGAATTTGAATTAATTGACCCCAATAGTAGATTAAATGAAGATAGTGACTTAGCAAAAGGTCTTGCAGAAAGATTTGAAGTATTTAATAATACAGTAAGACAATCTCAACAAGATTATGTTGACGCATTAGAAGATACCTTTTATGCGTTAGAAGAACCACGACAAGGTAAATCTTTTCCAACATATTACAACACAAATAAATTTATAGCACAAAACAATATTACAGTTACCTTAGCTGGTGATGGTGGTGATGAATTGTTTGGTGGTTATAAACATCATAAAATAGGTGCAAAAGGTGGTGATTGGCGAGATAAACTTATTGCTTTAAGTAGAAATAATAGAGAGTTAAGAAATCCAGAATTAAATTGCACAATAGATGATATGATGGATTATTTAAATGATTGGTTGCCCACAACACCAATGACAGGCGATAAGATAAATGATTTTATGTATATTGAATGTTTAAATAGTTTAGCTGAAGATTTTTTAATTAGAAACGATAAATTAGGTATGGCATTTAGTATGGAAGGAAGATTTCCATACATGAATAAATGTATCAGAGATTATGTTAGAGCAATACCTGGTGAATTAAAGGTAACAAAACAATTTTTAAAACAACCTTTAGTAAATAATAAGTCTTTACAAAAACAAGCTTTTAAAAATAGATTGCCTGATAATATTTTAAATCATGTAAAAACAGGTTGGCGATTTCCTACAGATGAAATATTGATTGGAAATAGAATATCACCAGCGCCTGATAATTCAGTATTAAAAGATTACATTAGAGAAATATTAAAAGACAAAACATTACAAGATTTATTTGAATATAATGATAGTGATATTGAAAATAAGTATTTAAATAATAAAGACCACCCACCTGTGGGTTCTAAAAACAAGGCTGATATTGGTCTTAAATCACAAAAAGAACTGTTTATCATTTTGAATTTTGCAGTTTGGAAGAAAGTTTATCAGGTACAGATATGAAAATAAGAGTTGTAACAACATGGAATCAAAAGTTATTTAAAGAATACGCTTATAGATTTGAATTGTCATTCAAAAGACATTGGAACTTTCCTTTAACAGTTTATAATGAAGATAAAGATTTTTTTGATTTAGTGCCAGAATGTAAAGAGTTTATTGACAGAAACAAACATAGGCCTCATAAAGATTTTTTAAGGGACGCTTGCCGCTTTAGTTATAAAGTATATGCTTATACTCATGCTGTAATTAATGACACAGAAAGTGATTTTATTATGGGCATTGACGCAGATAGTGTATTTTATAAACCTATAGATAAAATATGGATAAAAGAAAATGTATGGCATTCAGATAGAATGTTAACTTATCTAGGTAGAGGCAGTCAATATAGTGAATGTGGTTTTTTAGGTTTTAATATGCAACATCCAGAAACTAAAAACTTTGCAAGAGCTATGAAAGAAATGTATGATAAGGATAAATTGTTTAATCTTATAGAGTGGCACGATAGTTACATTTGGGACCATGTAAGAAAAGAGTTTGAAGCTAAAGGTGTAAACAATTATAATATTGGTGATGGTGGTAATGGTCATGTACAAGCTAGGTCTTGTTTAGGACCTATATACGACCATACAAAAGGGTCACAAAGAAAAATATGGGGATATAGTGGAGAAAATATGACATTAGGAAATAAAAGAGGTGATTATGAAAGCAGGTAAAATTTGGGGTCAGACGGAACTTATTCATGCCAATGGTGTGTTAGAGTTTCATAGAATAGAATTTAAAAAAAATGTTGCGTGTTCTAAACACAAACATGAATTTAAATGGAATGGTTTTTTTGTAGAATCAGGTCAAATGGTTGTCAAAGTATGGCAAAAAGATTATGACTTGGTAGATGAAACTGTTTTAAATCCAGGTGATTTTATGCGAGTTAAACCAGGTGTCTATCATCAATTTATAGGTAAAAAAGATGGTGTAGCATTTGAGTTATATTGGGCAGAATTTGACCACAATGATATTAAAAGAGAAAGTGTTGGACAAAGAGTAAATGATTAATGTTTTTATTGGATATGATAGTAAAGAAAAGGTAGCATTTAATACTTTAAGTTACAGTATATTAAAGAACTCAACTAAACCTGTGGCTATTACGCCTATCTATTTAAATAATATAAAAGATGATTTTGTAAGTGAAAGAAACAATTTATCTAGTACAGAGTTTTCTTTTAGTAGGTTTATTATACCACACCTTATGAATTATCAAGGTTGGGCATTGTTTATGGATTGTGATATGCTTATGGAGGCTGACATTGCTGAACTATGGCGATTGCGTGATGATAGATATGCCGTACAAGTTTGTAAACATGATTATACACCAAAAAGTAAAGTAAAGTTTTTAAATCAAGTACAAACAGTTTATCCTAAAAAAAATTGGTCTAGTTTTATGTTGATGAATTGTAAGAAGTGTACAACACTTACACCAGATTATGTGAATAGTGCAAGTGGTTTAGAACTACATCAATATAAATGGTTAGAAAGTGAAGAATTAATTGGTGATTTGCCATTAGAATGGAACTGGTTAGCTGGAGAATACGAACACAAAGATGATATTAAGAATGTACATTTTACAGAGGGGGGTCCATGGTTTTCAGAATATGAAAAGTGTGATTACTCAACTAATTGGTACAAATATTATTCGGAGTGTTTTCAAATAAGGTTAAAATGATAGAAGGATTTTGTACAAATACAGGCAAAGATGTTTTTATCCATGCTCTATGTAATAGTGTGGGTGGTTATGTACATCAAAATGATGTTAAGAACATAGGTCAATTTGAACAAGGTAACTGGCCACATTTAGATTGGAATAAGTGGACAGATAAACCATGTGCCATAGTTGGCACATTAAGAGGCACAGAAAGAATTATTTGGGAATGTCAAAAAAGAAATCATCCTTTTTATTATATGGACCATGCTTACTTTGGTGCAACAAGAGATTATAAAAGTAAAGGACCTAATGGTGTATTATACAGATTAATTAGGTCACAAATGCAACTTAATTATATTATAGAATTAGAAAAAGAAGATAGAGATAGAATTAAAAAGTTTGGTAAAATAAATTGGAAGCCATTTACAAAAGATGGTGAACATATCTTACTTTGTCCACCAACAAAGGCTATATGCAGATTATATCATTTAGGTGATGAACAATTATGGATTGATACACAATTAACTGAACTACAAAAATATACAGATAGAAATATTATTGTTCGAAAAAAAGATACAAAAATACCATTACAAAAACAATTACAAAATTGCCATGCTGTGGTAACTCATCAATCTACCGCTGCCATTGAAGCAATATTAAATGGTGTACCTAGTTTTTGTGATGAAGTATCAGCTGCTAATGAAGTATCAGAAAGTCTATATGAAAATATAGAAAGTCCACATTATCCAGATGATGATTTAATTAAACAATGGACAGATAGTTTACTTGCAGTACAATTTACAGGTGATGAATTTAAAGATGGTACAGCTTATCATACAGCAACAAGATTACAAACATGATTATATGCCACGAAATGAAATGGGGAGATTGTTTATCTCATCAAATCTGGCCTTATGTAAAAGAGGGTTGGAAAGATGAAGATAGAAACATACATTTTTTTTGGGGGCTAGGTGGTGCAAATACATCACTAATAAGAGAATGTATTAATAAAAAAGAAGAATGGTGGTATGTAGATGTAGGTTATTTTACTGAACAAATTACAAGATACCCTATACCAGCAATACATGATAAAGATAAAACATACTTTAGAATAGTAAGAGGTGGTATTCACACAGGTGGTGGCAAAGCTGCACCTGCTGGTGAAAGATTATTAGAATTAGAAAAGAAAGGTATTGTAGATACCTTTAAAGGGTGGTCAAAAAGTAGAAATAAAATTTTAGTTTGTCCATCATCACAAACAGTTACTTTTCACATTAACGGTATATCACAACAAGAGTGGATAGACCAAGTTGTTGCACAACTAAAAGAATATACAGACAGAGAAATAGTGGTAAGAAATAAACCACGACCTGGCAATCAATGGTGGAATACAGATATTAAAGATGATTTACAAGACGCTCATGCTTTAGTAACAAATATGTCATTGTCAGCCATTGACGCAATTTTAAATATGGTACCAGCATTTACTCATCAAAGAAATGTTGCCTCACAGGTAACAAGTAGAGATATAAGTAAGATAGAGAAACCATTTAAACCAGGTAAAATGACAATGAGAGATTGGATGAAGTTTGTCGCTGAACACCAATTCACTTTAAATGAAATAGGAAGTGGAGTTGCATATGAAACTCTTAAAAGACAATATGAAGATAAGATACTATAAAGATTTAAAAGGTGCAAGATGGCTAGGTTTTGGACTTGCTATGATAAGTGTTTATATTTTATCGAGTGCCAACATTGCGACACAATGGGTTGGTTGGTCTTTTAGTATTATCGCCTGTGTCATGTGGGTGTACTTTGGTTGGAAAGATAAAGACTGGCCTAGAATGTTAATGGAATTTATGTATTTAATAATGAGTATGAGGGCGGTATACAATTGGTTGATTATATGACAAATCTAAAAGGACCTTTTAAGAACTTTGCTTGTGTCTGTTATGGTAACAAGTATTCTTTAGAGTATGTTCAAAAACTGTACAATATGGTACAGAGAAACACCACATATTTACATAACTTTTATTGTTTTACAGATAATGTAAAAGCTCACAAAATTTTAGAAGGCCATATAAATGTAAGACAATTTCCTTTACATGATTTACAAGGTTGGTGGAATAAAATGCAATTGTTTCATCCTGATAATGGTATAATGGGCGATACTTTATACATGGATTTAGATGTAGTAATTACAGGTAATATAGATTGTTTCTTTGACCATGAACCAGAGGCTGACTTTGTTGGTATGAATGACTTTAATCCACAAACCAAAATATTCAACTCCAGTGTGTTTAGATTTAAACATGAACCAATGACTAAAAAGTTATGGAAACCATTTATTGAAGACAGACCAAGATGGCTTAGATTAGCAGGTGACCAGAATGTAATATCAGACATCATATTAAAACATGATGAAACCAGGTCGTTTCCAGACGCCTGGACACAATCGTACAAATGGTACGACAGAAGCGGAACGAGATACCACAAAGGCAAATGGACCTTTGAACATAATGGCGAATCGTTGGTAACCGTGTTCCACGGACAGCCAAATCCTCACGAATCTGACATGGAATGGGTCAAAAACGCTTGGAAATAGTGTTTTAGAACAAAACCAGAACAAAATAATTTATAAATCGTTGAAAAATAACGCTTTTTTATTGAAAAAAAGTGAAAAAAGTGCTTGACTCTGGCTCCAGGTATGATATTATATGTGTATATGATAAAGAATTACACAGAAAAAAAGCGTGAAATACTTAAAAAAAGATATGAAAAAAAGGTTGCCAAATGCAAAAAATACCTGTATAGTAACCTTATTGATTTACTAATGAATAATTTAAACACTAACAAAGGAGAAAAACACTATGTCTAAAGTTAAAAACTACTATTGGGACGAAGCTGAAAAATTTGTTGACGCCGTTCTATTAAAACTAAAAAACAACGAAATCAGCAAAGCTGATGCTAAGAAAGAAATCTTGGAATCAAATGTTGCACTTGATTTAGTTGATATTAACGAATATAACATTGACGAAGTAATCGACATGGAATTGGAGATGGCATAACAATGACATTACTAGAACACATTAAAAATATTAACGCTAAGTCTAAAAAATGGATGGATGAAAATCCAGGTTCATGGGCTGGTATGGTTACTGAAGATATTAAGTATTGGAATGACCAAGGTATTTTTACTGTTGAAGACTATGAAAGAGATAGTCTTATTACTAGTGTGTATGAAATGCACAAAGACGCTTATGGTGTTAAAGGCAGACACTATAACTTTGATGAAATGTCAAACAAAGATTTAGAAAAAGAATTAGACCACCTTTGTGAAGTTGCAAAGCGTGAAAGAGAAATAGAAGAAAGATATGAAGAAGCTGCTTATCAAACTTTCTTAAAAAGAATTGCAGAGGCACAAAATCTTGGTGCAGAAACCAAAGAAGACGCAATCAAATGGATTTTACAGGCTGAAGGCCTAGAAAACGAAAAAGATACAAGTTATATTTGTTATAACTTAGGTCTTAATTATGACAAAGAATATTTATTTAAACAAAAACACTAAAAAGGAGACACTATGATAATTAATGTAGGTGATACAATCAAAGCAAACCATGGTAGAATTGGTGAAATCGTCAATATTGGTATTGCTACAGAAAAAAACGATATAGCGGCTGAAAATGAAACAGCCCTAAATGCAAAAACATATGATACAAGTTTAGGTTATACTGGTGCAATTACATATACTTGCAACGGTGAAAGTCCTACTAAAGGCACTTACTGGTGTTATTTTGACCAGATTGAAGACAATCTAACTGAAAAAGAAAAATCAGATGTTGATGTACAAATTAATTTAGATAACGAATGGTGGAAATAATATATGAAATATAATGAAGATAAAATCCTAAAAGAATGCCTTGACTATATTAAATCAACATATGGTCAACACTATGCTCAAGTAAAAGAGGGTGTTCAGGTGCAAGACTTGTTAAGGTCTTGTGGTATTGATAAAGATTTTTGCCAAGCAAATGCAATTAAATATCTTGCAAGATTTGGTAAAAAGAATGGTAGAAATAGGGCTGACCTATTGAAAGCTATTCATTACATTGTTTTACTAATGAATTCAGAGGATCAAAAATGAGTGAAGATGTATTAGGATATTCTTCACACGATTGGCGAAAGAATACAGATGACGCTAGAGTGGTAGATGATAAAAATTTATCATATGCAAAAGTAAATGATTGTAGAGTTATATTTACCAACCCTAAAACTTTGAAAGAGGAAACAGTTGATGTTTCCAGATTGATTAGAGTATTTGTAAACAATTTTGAATCACATAAACGGAGTGTAAAATGATTGAACAACTAAAATTTATGGATGACCTAAAAGAGATACAGTTGATGGTAGAAGACCAACAACCCCGATATACCATTGTTGACACGATTAAAGACAAAATCGCAGTTTATCAGAAAGAGGTAGACGAATTTGATAAATGGGCTGAGGAAGAAAGTAAAAAACAAGAAAATATGGCTGTTCCAGACGACAATTGGCAGGACGGCGGAGTGGAGAACTTTGGATAAATCAAAATATAAGGGCTATACAAACACCTTCCTTAGCTTCGATTCGCCAATCCTGGTGCATCCTGGCGCTTATTTTTTTTCAAAAAGCGTTGGAAATCACGCTTTTTATTGGGGCTTGCCATTTTTGGCAATTTCTGATATGATTTCCGCTATATTAACAAATTAACAAAGGACTATTATATTATGGCACAATTTGAATACACAAAAGAAATGATTTTCGCTGAATTTGCAGACGCTAAAGCGAAAGATACCAAACTTGGTAAAGGTGACGACAACAAAGTACACAAGCATAGAGTTGCTATGTTAAAAGATTTTGTTAATCTTAAAAAAACTAATCCAGAAGCTTTAGAAAATGTCGATATTAATTTTGACAATTTACTTCACGCTTATATTCAAACTAATCCTAGAGATTATTTCTATTACAAAGTATTTGGTAAATCTTACGAAGAACATAAGATTGAAAACGAAATTACTGATATGTCGGCTTATTCAGATGAAGATAAGAACGCACAAACTTTAGAAGAAAAAGTTGAGGCAATGGTTTAATGGCAATTATTTACACAAACAATTCTAGTGGTGCAATTCGTAGGTTGAAAAAGAAAAAACCTACGAAAA